ATATTTATAATATAATATTATAATGTAAATGATTTTTTTTACTTTTAAATAATGCTACAAAATTTGAAAGAGTTACATGATAAAAATAATTTACCAAATTTATTATTATATGGAAACAACTTAATTGGTAAAAAAACATTATTAGAACAATTATTATTATATATATATAAAAATTATAAAAATATTGAAAATAATACACTCATATTGAATTGTAGTTTAGGAAAAGGAAATATAAAATTTATAAGAGACAATCTAAGATTTTTTGCAAATACAATAATTCATAAAAATATAACAAATTTTAAATCTATTGTCTTATTGAATGCTGATAGTTTAACATTAGACGCCCAATCAGCGCTTCGAAGATCAATTGAAATATATAGTAATACAAAATTTTTTATTGTTACAGCAAATAAGTCAAAAATTATCAGACCAATACTATCTAGATTTTGTGAAATTTTTTGCAATATTAACAACTTGAATAGTATTTATAAGTCATTAACATTCAATAACAATAACAATAACAATAACAGCAACAGTATTAAATTTAACAGCAAATTGGCAATAATCATAAAAAAATTAGATAATAATATAGCAGAACTAGTGAATAATTCAAAAAACGAGCTATTATTCAGTTATAGTTCATTAATATATAATAAAGGTATTAGTGCTAATAATTTATTAGAATTTTTTACAAATAGTCATAATTTTAAATCTGATTTTTCAAAATTTGTATTTTTTTTTGATATTTATAAAAAGGAAATAAGATGTGAGGAATTTTTAATATTTATAATATTATATTTTTACAATAATAATTGTCCTATTAATTTTTCAATATTTAATACTATTTAATTAAATAATTTAGTTTAAATTTTATTTAAATAATAATATTTAAACTATAAATATGGATGATTATAACTTATCAACAATAATTGAATCCAAGAATGAGTGGTGTGCTAGATTGACAAATACTTTAACACCTTGCATCATAGAAGGTTTAAGGTCTGTCTTTTCCGAAGCCTATAATGTTTGCAAAGAAAATGATGAAGAGTCTAAATATTTAATGACATTTCAAAATTTTTTAAATAATATTCCAAAGTGGAGTTCTGAAATAGTTGAAAACGAAAAACAAAGAATAATTACATCAAGCGCGTGTAACTATTTAGAAGATTTATTATCTTGTGTTCATATTACTCAATTAAAATCATTAACATCTTCTCGTGTAGGATTAAAACAAAAAAAAATTAATATAGATATACCAGATTTATGTAAATTTATACATAAAACATATATAAATGTTGCCCGAAAAGTTTATGTAAATATATATTTATTTGAACTAAATATTAAACCGTTACAAACGCAAAAAAATAATAGAGAATTAGAATTAATTGTAAAAGAATGTATTTTAAATACAATAAGAGAGAGCATTCCAATTGAACATATATTACAAATGTATTTAGACGAGACACAAGAAACAGATGTTGAAGTAGAAGAAAAGAAGGAAATTGTTACAGATAAAGAAGCATTAGATAAACTTAATAAATTAAAACAAATTACAGAATTAGAAAAAATAAAGAAAGAAGCACTTGAAAAAATAAAAGAAGAAAGCAAAACAAATTTAAAGAAAGCGCTTAAAAATGCAACAAAAGATTTAAATGAAGACAATTTAGAAATGTCAAAAAATAAAGGAGCTTCAAATAATGATTCTAATGATGAATCTGATAATGAATTAAATAATGAATCAAATAATGAATCTAATGATGAATTTGATAAGGAATCCAATAATTATAAACTAAAAATAGGTAAATCAAATGTTAAAAATGAGCAAGACGAAATTGATTTAGACATATTAGATTTAAAAACAGAATTAAGTACTGATGATGAAAAATCTGATATAGATTTAGATATAGAAGAATTATTATAATTCTATTCGTTATATATATAAAATTCATTTATTTTATAATAATAAATGAATTTTATATTACCATCAATAGCAATTAGTATTATATTTATGATTTATAAAATAATAGATATGAAATATATAACTAAAGAAGAAAAATCATTAAAAAATGTAACAAAAGATAGTTTAATAGTATTTTTATGCTCTATGGTTTCATTGTTTGGTTTAGAACAACTAAATATTAATGAGTTAATAGGTAATTCAAAAGAATCTTTGAGTGCTTTTACAAATGAACCCGATTTTTAATAATATATTTTATATTTTGTTTATATAAAATATAAAATATATTTCTAAATCATAATTGGTAAGTTGTCAATATTAAATATTGCTTCTGGATTGTTAATTTTCTTTTTGGCTATTTGATATTTTTCAAATAGTGGTTTATTTAATACATTTTGTGGAGTATGCCTATGAACACTTCGTGCAATCATTTTATATAATTTAAAATCAGGGTATCTCTCAGACCCATCGTTTTTATAGAGTATATTTTTATTTTTATCATCAAAAACCCATTCAATCATTAATTTTTTTATAGGAGATTTTAATTTTTTTATATCTTCTAAATCATCAATAAAATAATCAAATAAACTACATCCTAATCGACATAAATCAAAACTATAATTTGGGTCTAAGCGTGGTTTATTATCATTTAAATAAGGTTCACAATTATATTGTGTAGCAGCATCTCCATCTTGTGAATAACTATCACTACATATAAATTTATTTTTAAATCTATAAATAGCTCTTCCAAAATCAATTATTTTATATATTTTGCCAAATGTAGGAATTTTATAATGACTATTGTTGAATTTATAATATAAATATTTCTTTTCAGTTGATACATATACGATATTATTTGTATGTAAATCATTATGAGTAAAATGAAAAACTTTTTGATATGTAATTAATGTAAATAATATTTGTAAAACAATAGATTCCCATTCATCATCTTTAATTTTTTTACTTGAAATATAAGAATCTAATGTATTTTCACAACATTCTAATACAATAATTTCAACAGGAAATTTATCTATTGAACAAAATATTTCTTCATCATCATCATTATCATCATAACTTTCTTCGCTGCTTGATTCAGATGAAGCGGTTTTATTTGTGTCAATAGACTCTGTATTTGATGACCTAGAAGAACATGACTCTGAATTAGTTGTTTCATTTTTGCTTGTGTTATAATTATTTGATTTAGTAGATGATTTATCTAAAATATCTATATTTTCATATGTCAGTTGTAATTCTTGTTGTATTAAATTTTTATTTTCTAAACAAGTTGGTTCAATGTTTGCTAAATCGTTAATATTTAAATCTTCAATATTCAAATCTTCAATATTCAAATCTTCAATGTTGAGATCATTATTTAAATCAGTAGTAAAATCACTATTGCTAGTATCATTTATTAATAATGATTTTTTATATTTATTAGTTTTGCCAAAAATATTTTTAATTTTTTTACTTGCTTCAAGTTTAAATAGATTGTCTTTATATTTATGAAAATGGTCTGATTCATTTAAAAATTCTAAATCTTCAGATATATTAACTTTAAAATTATTTTTTATTCCTAAAAATGCACCATAATAATTCAATCCATTATAAAAATTATAGTTATTTAATAAGAAACTAGATAAAAAAGAAAAAAATCCAACAATATATGCTGAGTTATTTGGATCTAATATTTTTTTATATTTTTTATGATATTCGATATCGCAATTTACTTGATCACTATTATAAAATTTAGGTAATTCTAAAATATCATAACTGTTTTCATATTTACCCAACATGTATTTTATTGGATCTATTAATGGACTAAATTTTATAAAAATATTTTCACTACATTTGTTATTAGATATATCACATATCTCGGCAACAAATTTGTTATAATTAATTTTTTCTGTTATATTTTCTAATTTGTAATTATTATTTAGATTAATATTATTGTAATTATTGCTATTCAACTCAAAATACGTATTATACAATGGAAAATAATTTTGAAGACTTGCTATATCTAAAAAATTAGAACTGCTAATTGTTTCAAAAAGTTGTTTATTGTTATTTTTTCTATAGTTTATTTCCATTTAATAAATTGAAAATACTTATTTTTCTTATTTATAACACAAATAATATTTTTAAATATTACTAAATAATATTATTTAATTTTTATAATTTTTATAATTTTTATAATTTTTATAATTTTTATAATTTTTATAATTTTGTATTTCTATAATTATGTAATTTTGTATTTCTATAATTATGTAATTTTGTATTATTTAGTTTAAATCTTAGATTATAAAATATTATTAGTAAACAATAATGACATTAGAATTAAAAAAATTTGATATAAAATCAATTAGTTTCAGACCAGATGAAAATAAAGGGCCTGTTATTGTTTTAATAGGTCGTCGTGATACAGGCAAATCATATTTAGTGAGAGATCTTCTTTATTATCATCAAGATATACCAATAGGAACTGTTATTAGTGGAACCGAAGCAGGCAATGGTTTTTATGCTGAACATGTCCCAAAACTTTTTATCCACGATGAATACAATACTGCTATTATTGAAAATATTTTAAAGAGGCAAAAAACAGTATTGAAGCAAGTAAAAAAAGAAATAGAAGTTTATAAAAAATCGAATATAGATCCTCGTGCTTTTGTTATTTTAGACGATTGCTTATATGATGGTAGTTGGACTAAAGATAAAATGATGCGTCTTCTTTTTATGAATGGACGTCATTGGAAAATAATGCTTGTTATTACTATGCAATATCCTTTAGGTATTCCGCCTAATCTTCGCACAAATATAGATTATGTTTTCATTTTACGTGAACCATATATAGCAAATAGACGACGAATTTATGAAAATTATGCTGGTATGTTTCCAACGTTTGAAAGTTTTTGCCAAGTAATGGATCAATGTACAGAGAACTACGAGTGTTTAGTAATAAATAATAATGCTAAATCAAATAAATTACAAGACCAAATTTTTTGGTATAAAGCAGATCACCATAAAACATTCAAATTAGGTTCAAAAGAATTTTGGGAAATTAGTAAAAATTTAGATTCTGATAATGAAGAAGAAATGTATGACCCAAATATAAGAGATAAGAAAAAAGGACCTAAAATAAATGTGCGCAAAACAAAATGGTAATAAATTTATTTATAATATTTATTGAAAAATATTATAAATTATTATTTTTATTAATGTTGTCTTCTATATGAAATTATTAAATAATTTTATTCCTTAAGTTCTTTTGTAGCACAATCGGCCAATAGTTCTAAATTGCTTGACTCTTCTTGTGTCGTTGTTTTTTCTGCACGTTCTTTTTGTCTTTCTAATAGTTCTCCTAAGCCATGATCATTATCTTTCTGTCTTCCGACAATAACATCTTGTGCTTCAAATAGTTCTTTACGCAAATCTGCTGTAGATACATCATCATCTTCTTTATCGCCAAAAAGCAAATTTTTACCAGGTACATCCATTCTATCGGCATTTATTAAATTTCCTTCTTCATCTATTGTTTGCATTAATTTGTTGCCTTCTTTTTGAGCTTTAGCAATATTTTCTTGAATTGCTTTCTTTTTACTTTCTTTTACACGTTCTTTAAATTGTTCTTTTGATATTTCATCATTTTTCTTCTTATGGCTCATAAGTTCATTTAAATCTTTTTCTAAATATTCAACACGTCCTGTCTTATATGCTTCTGGGTGAAAAGGCATCCACATACCTACTGCTCCTACATAAACATCATGATTGGAATCTTGTTCTCTCAACATTTTACATCTCATTTCAGCTTCTTCTTGAGAACCAAATACACCTCTCACTTTAATACCTCTTGTATTTGTTTGAAATTCATGTAGTTCATTATATTCTTTTTGTAATTGTTCTTCTTTAACATCCATAAATGTTTTATATTCATCGTCCAATGTGGTTGAAAATAGATTCTCTTTTTCTTCTTCTACAAATTCCTCCATATCTTTGGATAAATTATTAAAATCTAAATTATATTTGTATGCTAAATAATTCAAAAATTGTGTATATTTTTCAAAAGTTTTTTTAAACTCAAAATTCTTTAAAAATTTTTCAAAATAAAATAACTCTTTATTTTTAATATGGTCTTCAGGAGAAATAAAACTTAAACACACATATTTTTGTCCCCCTAATGGTTTGTCTTCATCTAATAAATCCACATATTTTGTTTTTTCTAAATTAGGTGATTGTTTTTCTTTATCTTTATCTTTATCTTTATCTTT